TGATAACCCCTACATCAGTAAATACTATATTGAGAACCTCAAGAAACTCGATAAGATTAGCAAGGAAAGACTATTGCATGGTAACTTTGAATATGATGATGATCCTGCTAAACTATTTGAGTATGACAATCTCCTTAATATGTTTACTAACCAGTATGTAAAGAAAGATGGCGAACTGAAGTACATTTCTGTTGATGTTGCGAGGTATGGTGAAGACAAGACAACTATTATCTTATGGGATGGGTTTTATATTACTAAGATGTGGATGTACGGCAAGGATGATTATGTAGGCCCTCCCACCGAATTTGTTAAAGCAAAATTGATTAATATAATGACTGAATATGCAGTACCAAGAAGCCAAGTGATAATTGATGAGGATGGTATCGGTGGTGGACTGGTGGATGTATTGAAGGGAGTAAAGGGTTTTGTAGCTAATAGCAGACCATTTAGTAGAGAGCAATCTGTTAGAGCCTTGCCGATGGTCAGAAGGAATATACCATTAGAACATAACTATGGCAATCTCAAGGCACAATGTTTTTTTAGTGCGGCAGAACAAGTAAATCGGAATGAGGTGGGGATATATTCGGGGATAGCTAATGAATTTAAAGATAAACTCATTGAAGACCTTGAACAGATTAAGAAACATAATCCCGATAAGGATGGTAAGTTAATGGTGACACCAAAGGATATAATCAAACAGAATATTGGTAGAAGCCCCGATTATGGTGATGCCTTTATGATGAGGTTCTATTTTGAGGTTGTTGTAAACCCACCATTATGTTTTGGCACATTGGATGTAGGTAATTAGCAACATTTAAATATCAAAAGCATTCCAAACATAATAGTACATGAGATACCAACTCTTTTTCCTATCAGGTGGTTTATTGCTTCTCCACCTGATGGGTTTTAATAACATTTAAATAACAGAACGTTCTAGATTAGATTATGGTGGTTAGACTTCATGGTACAGTTATGCCTACAGGGGATGAACAATGTCCTTGGTGTGGTAGGGGGTTCTGGACTGTTAGGGATTTAAGAGATCACATCCGTAATGACCATGAGAGAAACCACCCATTCTGATACGTTGCATAATTAAAAATTCATTAAATCCAAAGGGAGGTAACTAATGGCAACTAACAACCAAGAACCTATTGATGAACCTGATAAGACACCCGATTATTCAAAACTTGAACATCTTATGACTAAACAAGGTATTGATTTGGATGAAGCATTAGGGGTTTTAGGGAAACGTAACCTTGACACATTCCTCCAGAAGTATGACATTACTGAGCCCGACCTTATAAGTATCTTAAAATCTGCTCGGGCAAAAGAATCACCTGCAAAACGTATCAACTTATCCGGTAAGAGGTTCCGTTATGGTTATTTTGCAGACCCGCATATTGGTCAGAAAGCTTTTCAACCCATGCTTTGGGACAAGATGATTAGGGTATTTAAACGCGAGAAACCAGAGTTTATACTTGATATTGGCGATCATCTAGAGGGCATGAGTAATAGGATAGGTCATGTTTATGAATTAGAAGATGTAGGTTACAATGCACAAATGAATCATGCAGTTGAACTATATTCACAATTACCAGCCCACACCTTCGGGATAGATGGCAATCATGATCAATGGTATTTCAAACCCCAGAACATGGGTGTTGTTGTTGGCGAAGAGTTAGAACGGAGAGTACCACAATATGAACATCTGGGTCAAAATGAAGGTGACCTACACCCAACTAACTCCGTACACATTAAACTATTCCACCCTAATGATGGGTCAGCTTATGCTGTGAGTTACAAGTTGCAGAAACTGATTGAGAGTTTTAGTGGTGGTGAGAAACCAAACATAGTTCATGAAGGCCATTACCATAAGGCACTTTATATGTTCTTGAGGAATGTGCATGGTTTTGAAAGCGGTACGCTATGTGGTCAAACCGAATGGATGCGAGGCAAGAAGCTTGCAGCTAACATGGGCTTTGGCGTAGTGGATTGTTATTCTAATGCTAAGGGTGTTGACCAGATAGTACATAAATGGTTCCCCCATTATGAGGAATGAAGATGGTAAAACAACATACAAAGGAATCTGAATATATTGATTCATTAGATGAATTGGTTGGGCATATGTATAAATTTAGCATGAGACACCATTTCTATGAGTTGGGAGAACTAGATTATGTGGGTGTAAGGCCCGATGGACAATGGGACATCTATGAAGTCAAAGCATCTGACAAGGGCTATAATAAAGCAGTTCTACAATTAGGAAGGGCAGAAGATTATTATGGGAATCTATGTCTTAATACATTTCTTTATATAGGTAAAACTGGCGAATTACATAACATTTAGGTTTGTTGGGGTTTGGGACATTTTGGGAACAGCATAACATTTAAATATCAGCACACCCATTAATTAATTCTATGGCAGATGAAGACATTCCTTCAAACATCAAAAAGGAGATTTCTAGGTTAAGAAGTGAAGTAAGGAAACTCCAAGATGTAAAGAAAGACATTGGTGCATTCTCTGGAATGGCAACAGGCAATTATTGGACTGCTACAGGTATGCCTTGGATTGGTGCTGATGGTAGAAAGGCAGTATTAACAGAATATTTCTGGCAACCAATAAGAGGGCAACCAAGAAGGGTTGATACTAATGAGTTAAGGCAATTTTCACAAGATTTCTGGGTATCTGCTTGTGTTAAGACATTGATGGATGAGATTAGCTCACTTGCTTGGGATATAGTTCCAATGGATGAGTACCAGTATGATTGGGTAGAAGATTCAATCAAAACAGTTAAAGATTTCTTATTAAACCCGAATAAGAATAATGAATCTTTTGGTGGGATAATCCGAGCATTAATGAAAGACATTCTCGAGATTGATGCAGGAGTAATAGTAAAGGTATTTGACCTTAATTCATATAACTTTGATGAGATAGAACCAAAGAGTGGTGCACCTGTATTGAAGCCCAAGGGGCAAAGGAGGATGACTGAGATTTATGTTAGGGATGGTGCTAGTTTCCTTAAAGAGATTGATAAGTTTGGTTTTGAAAGAGGTTTCTGGCAATACAGTTATCAAATCCCTGCACACCCAATGTGGTTTAATAAGGATGAGATTGTCTATGTGCAAGAACATAATAGAAGTATGAGTTGTTATGGTTATGCAAGAACGCAAAGCATTCTGGACATTGTTAAATCATTACATTATTCTACCCTTTATAATAAGAGGTTCTTTGAAGAAACAGCAATCCCAGATGGTGCATTATCACTGCTTGATACTAATGAGGTGGAGATGAGGGAATTTAGAAGCTATTGGAATAATGAATTTAAAGCACAACCACATAAAGTGGCAATAATGAACAAAGACCTTAAATGGCAACCATTTGCAGTATCACAGCAAGAGCTACAATTCTTAGAGACACAGAAATGGTATTTTAATATTGTAATATCTTCTTTTGGATTAAGCCCAAGCGAGTTGGGAATTACGGATGATTTGAATAGGGCTACATCAGCAACACAATCAGAATTAGTTAAAAGGAAAGGAATCAGGCCATTCCTTAAATTACTGGAAGCAAACATTAACAAGGGTGTGGTAGATGAGTTTGGCTTTGAAGGGATTCAGTTCCAATTCATATATGATGATCCTGCAGAAAAGAATTCTAGGTTGACTAATTGGAACCTTGAATTAACAATGGGCGTTAAGACTATTAATGAAGTAAGAAATGAGATGGGCCTTGAACCCATTAAGAATGGGGATGTCAGTAATAACATGAGAGATATGATGGGTGGTGGTTATGGTGATAATAACCAGAATGATGATTCTAATTCACAGGGCGATAAAACAGAAAACCAAGAGAGTCCTGGATATACTGATGAAAGGAATCGGCAAGAAGGCGTAAGTTCAAAAACACAAAAGGGTGTGGATGATGGACAATATTACAGAGAACAACCATTAACACAACCTAGAAGATTATCTGGTGCTATGTTTCAACCACAAATGAATAAAGAAGATTTGGTTAATTGCCCTATCTGTGGCAGACCAACACTTGCAACATTGAATGCCGAAGAAAACCTACTAGATGATATGAGATGCACTTCATGCGGTGCAAGGTTCAATTCTAAAGATTTATTACAAGCACCAATGATGGAAGAAATGACTAACACCCTACAAGCAAATAACAATTCTAAACCAATATACAATAAATCAATCACTAAGTCAAAGGATGATTTAATGGATGTCAAGGCATATTGTGGCTTTGATTGTTCTAAATCATTCCCATTTGCAGAATCATTTGCGTCATCAAGTTCATATAAATCAATGCTGATTAAATACTTAAATGATATAGGTAAAGAGAAAGTAGAAGATATTATCTCAATTCTAAAGGGTTCTCTTTTGGGGAATGATTCTATATATAATGTGGCACAGCAAATTAATGAAGTAATTGATGATTACCCCAGAGCACAACTGATTGCCAGAACAGAGATTATTCGACTAGCCAATAAAGGTAACCTTGATAGGATGAAAGCTAAAGGCACCAAATATGTTAAGTTCATATCAGCACCAGAAGATGGGCGGTTATGTAGGAAATGTGCAGAGAAGGATGGTAAGATATATTCAATCAAACAAGCAGAGAATGTAATTCCTTTGCATCCTCGGTGCAGGTGCACTTGGACAGAAGTAGAAGATATATGAATAGCTTTGGATAAATTGGACAATCGCATTGAAAACCTACAATTAATGGAAAAAGCAGAACACCACAAATTACATTATGCAAAAAGGATAATTGATAAATATGGCAGATTCACACCAAATAGGAAATGATTAAAATGAGGTGTCCGTTTTGTGATGAGATTACCCCCAATGATGAGGGCAATAAACAGCAGTATATTAGATGTCATGAATGTAAAATTGTGATAAGACAATGGTAAAATCCGATTTAGCAAGAGATGTTATTAGTTTAGATGAGTTGTTATTATTACCAGATAATATACCATTTAGCGAACTAGTACTTGGGGGTCAAAGTTATGCTATTGTTCCAGAAATAGATAAAAAAACAGGTATTGAAACATATCACGTATTCCAACGCCTTGAAGGCACAGAGTTATTTTATAAAATCACACAATACCAAACGGGGATTAGATATTCATGACAATAACCAAACTGAAACATGGAGGGATTAAGAAGAATACAGAACCCATCCCAGTTACAGAGATGACTAATTCAGTTGCAGACCACGGTAAAAACAAGATGGATTTCATCCCAATCGAACAGAAATATCAATTATTAATATTGGAGGAACTACAAGATATACACAAATTACTTCAAGAAAGACTAGCATAAATGCCCCATGATTGAAAGAAAAGAGCTGAACAAATTAGTGGTTTTAACACTCACAGATAATCAGAGTTCCCTAAAAGCATCACAACTATATGAACAAATAAAGAAAGAAGAACCTTCAATCATGCGAGAAGAAAGGGTAAGGGGTTTCAAATCATTTGTTAAGATAATCAATTCATTTGAAGGAATCAAGCCTATTGGTTCTGGTGTTAAAAGATATACAATATATAAATAATAAAATATTTAAAGCCTAAAAAGAGATAATCTTTATGAAACCAAAGAACTTTATTTTGAGTCCTGAAAAAGAAAAACAAAGAAGAAAAAAGATAAGTGAAACTATGAAGAAAAAAGGAATTAATCCAAATGGAAGAAATCCTAATCCAGGTAAATTTATTAGAACTCCTGAAACATTGAAAAAGATGAGTAAGGTTCATATAGGACAAATTTCTTGTTGGAAAGGAAAAAAAAATCCCAACTTATCTTTAAGGAATAAGTTAAATAATCCAACTAAATCAGGGAAAAGTCATTGGAATTGGAAAGGAGGAATAACCAAACTTAATAAATTAATTAGACATTCTAAAAAATATGAACAATGGAGAAGTGATATTTTTAAAAGGGATAATTGGACTTGTCAAACTTGTGGAAAGAGAAGTTGTTATTTAGAAGCACATCATATTAAGGAATTTCATTTAATTTTAAAAGAAAATAAAATATTTTCAATAGAAGATTCCTTAAAATGTAAAGAGTTATGGTCAATTGAAAATGGAGTAACATTATGTAAATATTGTCATAATTTAACAAAAAGGGGGAGAGTTTAAATGCTTCCAAGTGACATCCGGGATAGAGAATTTAAGAAGTTTAAAGAAGACCCTGATGGTGATGTTGCCGTCAATGTTGTTTTAGATTCGGATGTGGAAATCAGTATAACACCCCCAACAGGTATTAATGGAGGGCCTGTAACTGTTGGAACATCTGCTGTTGAAATGACATTTACAGGTACAACACTGGCAATCTCACTTAAATCTAAATCCACTAATACTGGTACCATCTGGTTCGGACCTAGTACTGTTGATAATACTGGTGCTAATGCTTATGGTGAACTAACCGCAGACTCAGCAGTAGAAATCGAACTAGATGACACAAGCACACCAATATATTGTGTATCAGATACTGCTGACCAAGTAGTGTATAAAGCAGGTCTGACATGATGGCAACTTTCAACTACACCTCGCCTGGGATAGGTTATTATGATAGGCGTTATGTGAAAATAACTGGTGACACTATGACTGGTACAAACAGTACCACCTTCTTCCAAATCCAACAAGCAGACACCACACCAGTATTTAATGTAGATACTACTAATGGGAGAGTGGGGATTGGTACTGATAGTCCAACATGTACGCTACACATCGCAGGCTCGTCCGACGCCATTCAATCCATCATCCAAGCCCACTCTACCCAAACCTCTAACCTTCAAGAATGGCAGAATAGTGGTGGAACGGTTAACGCAACCGTTGGTAGTGAAGGTAACTTTTCTATTAGCACTGGAAGTAATGCTACTGCTTCTGTTCAAACAAATACGTCATTAGTAGTTAATAGGGCTTTTGATTCAGGAGGCAGTGCTACACAGTATGCCTCTAGGTATAGTGTTTCAGTGCCTGCAGCTATTACTGGAGCAATGGATTTTAGAGCATTTAGCCTAGAAGGTTATTTATATAATACAGGTGCTGTAACAGGTTCTTTATTTGGTGGAAAGATGTATATTTCTCATGTTGGCTCTGGGTCAACTAATACTGTTGTCGGATATACTGCTGGAATAAAAGCAACTAACGCCTCCAGCACAATTACTACAGCTAAAATATTCAATGCAGAAGATAGGTCAGGAGCAGGAACCATTACAAATAATTATGGATATTATGCAGATAACCAAACTGCAGGTACTAATAACTACGCTATCTACACCAATGCAGGAACAATTCATGCTGGAGATAAAATAGAGTTTACCCAAACAGATGGAAATGAAGCTATTGATTCTTTAGCTGATGGATATTTAGATTACCGAGCTACTACAGCTCATAGATTTGGAGATGGAACTAATCAAACTTTAATTGCTTCTGATGGCAGAATGACACTAGAGGGTACAGCTAGACACTGGATAGGGTTTGAAATTGATAATACTGGATTCAAAGAGCCAACTTCTCAAACTGCTACAAAGGTTAATAGAGGACTTGGTACAGCTTATGCGTATGCTGATGGAAGTACAGAGCATATCCACGCAACTATGAGAATAACAGGTAGGTGGGATGATACCGAAAACATTGAAGTTATTTTAATTTGGGAAACTCCCACGACATCGGCAGATTGTTACTGGGATGTTAAATATCAGATTAAAGGCAATGACGAAGATATGACTGATGTGACAACCACTTCTTGTGCTGAACACGTAAAAGAAAGTTCAGCTACTGCTAACGGATTAATTCATTCCACATTTACTATACCAACCGCAGCTTTTGATGCAGGAGATAAGATATTGAGTTTGGAAATATATAGACTAGGTGCTGAGGTAACTGATACACTAGGAGCAATAGCTTATCTACACAAAATGATTGTTAGAGGCATAGCCAATAATTTAGGAGGAGTTGTAAGTTAGAAAGGAGGTAAATATGAGTGACTTAAATAAAAATTAACGGCAACACTTAAATAACAAAATAGCGTAATACTAATTCTATGAATGATTTTGAAGTTATAATCCCATTGAAAAAAGATTCTTCTGGTACACTTACAGGCATAGCTTCTACCACTTCTTTGGATAGGGATGATGAGAAAATGTCAGCCAAAGCATTGAATATGATGGTTTCAGACATTAAGACCATTGGTGTCAATCTGTTTGGCAATCATGAACATAACTGGGAAAATACACTTGGCATAATCAATCAAGCAGAATTGGTCAATAATCAAGTTCAAGTAGGGATTACTCTTGATGACCCAACAACCAACCAGAAAGTGCCAATGCTTCTAAATAAGTTAAGGAAGGGCATAAAGCTTGGCTTGAGTGTGGGTGGTAATGTTACTTCTTTCAATTGGGAATATGATAAGGAAATAGGCAAGAAAGTAAAAGTACTCGATAAGGTTAAGATATATGAAGTATCGGTTGTTGGAATACCTAGTAATGCAGAATCTTATTTATCTATTTCACAAGCAATTGCTAAATCAGCTAAACTTAAAATGCCGGGTAATTGCCCTAATTGTTTATCTAAATCAATAAGAAACGGAGTGTGTTCAATATGCCTTACCAAAATTTAAGAATAAAACAGAAAGTTAAAGTTGGTGAAAAATACGGGGTCATCATGGAATGTGGTGATAAGTATAAAGTCAAGTTTGATGATGGAGATTTCGGGTTCTATGCTGGGACAGAAGTAACACCCATTGTACTAGAATCAGAAACAAAAGGAAACAAAAAGTATAACCGGATGAAAGCAGAATCAGAAAAACTACCGGGAGAATCATTTATGCAACCCACCGCAACAGGTACTGATCCATTGGCTCAACCAGTTAATGACACAGGTAGCGGTGTTGGAGAACCACAGAATGTGTTAGGTAAGGAAGTTGCAATTGATAAAATATCAAGGGTATTTAAATACCAAGAAACTAATGGAGGAAACCAAATGGCAAAGAAAAAAGTACTAGAAGAAGACCCTGCTTCTGAAGAAGAAGTAGAAAAGCAAGATTCTGATGATGATTCCGAAGAAGAAAAGAAAAAGAAATCCAAGAAAGAAGAATCAGAGGAAGATGTAGAAAAGGAAGATTCAGAAGAAGATGATGTAGAGAAAGAAGAAGACCTTGAGGAAGATGAGGATGAGGAAGAAAAAAAGAAGAAAAAGAAATCCAAACTCAAAGCCAAGAAAGGAGAAGCTGGTTCTGGAGAATCTCCAGAAGAAGATACAGCATCAGCAACAGATTCAAATTCAACAATCACACCAAACATGAGTACACCTAGCGATGCTCAGGATGTATTTGTACCACCATCTGTAGTGGATGGTAAAAGAGAACAAGAGACCCCAATGGGTAAATCGGTTAATCCTGATTTAATGAAAAGTCCTTTGTTTGTAAGCCTATCGGGGCAAATAGACGGAATTAGAGATGCGGTTGAAAAGAAAGTAGATGCATTACAAAAGTCTGTTAATGACAGGTTATCTAATGTCCAGAAAGATATGGAAAAAATAGAGAAGTTCTATGAAAAGAGTTTCTATAAAGCAATAGATGAGAATGTTGCACCTGAAAGCACACAGGCCATGTCGGTTAAGAAACAAATGGAACTTGGCAAGGTCAGGTTTAAAGAGTAGGAGGATTTAAAATGACAAAGACGGATTTTCACAAAGCCTATACAGGCGGAAATGGTCTACCCGAAAAGATGGTTCTCTCAGATGGTATGAATGATTATGACATGAGAAAATCAATAGCAGGAGACTTAATGGAAGGTGGCTTCACACTCAGAAAGGCACTAACCACAACCTTGTCAACTTATGCTGCAGGAACATTACCAGTATTGATTCCGGTATATGTAGACCCAGAAATTGTTGATTTGACAAGGAGAGCAACACCTTTAGTTGAACTAATCCCCAGAGTTACCAACTTTGGTAAAACTGCAGATTATAACCAGCTAACAACCATTTCATCTGCAAAACCATTAGGAGAAGATGGTGCATTAACTGAACAGAATGATTCATACACAAGGAGAAGTGTAAGCATCAAATATCTATATTCAGTTGGTAGAGTAACAGGGCCTATGTTTGCTTCAAGTAAACAGTATCTTGCTAGCGGTGGGTATGTAGATTCATTATCTCTTGAAGTCAAGAACAAAACACTTGCATTAAAGAGACTTGAAGAATCTATGATTTTACTTGGCGATTCAGAAACAGATTGGACAGAACCAGTAAACTCAACCACAATAGATGCAACCTATTCATTTAATGGTTTGTATAACTATATTACAGATGCTAATTCATGCACTCTTGGTGGAAGTTCAAGTTATAAAACGGATATGGCTGGTGCTACATTGGCAATATCCAACATAAGAACTTCAATTAGGACTTGTAGAACCAGTGGTGGAGAACCTAACCTAATGGTAACGGATTATGCAACTTATGACCACATAAAAAGCTTAATCCAAGACCAATTAAGGTATGTCTCAACCCAGACAATTGCATGGGGTATAACTACTGTGTCTTTTGAAGGGATACCTATTATTGCTTCCAGGTTCTTATCATCCACAGCAGGAACAGGAGCGATGGTTCCGGCAACAGGAAGAAGTCTGTTTGTATTAGACACAAATGTGATTGAGATGAGAGTCTTACAGGATGTTTCTTATGAGGAACTAGCAAAGACTAATGATAGTATTAAGTTTATGCTCAAATGCTATGAGTGTCTTGTTGTAAAAGCACCACAATTCAATCACGTAATGATTGACATCGGTGCATAAGGAGGTAATGAAAAATGGTAGTAGCATTTATTGAAAGCACAAGTGGAGTGGATGTTAAATCAAAAGAACCAAATTGTGGAGTATCACAGATTGCTGTTACTCTCCCAATAACTTTTGTATGGGGAACTGACACAATAGGAATTGATTTAGCTAAACATGGTGGTAGTGAATTACTTGGAGTTCATGGATGGGCAGAAACAACTGCAGGTTCAGTTCTTGAAGTAGCAACATACACAAGTGAAGTAGCAACTACAACAGCCACAATTTCACCAGATTCAAGTTCATCAGCAACTTGTGGTGGAACACTAATCTTTACTTTTAAGTAAGGATTAATTTTTTTTATTTTTATTCTGCAGTTGTTTGTCTGCTTTAACAAAATAAGAACTCCCTTACAGGAGTAGAAAAAGAACGGAGGAAAACTAAAATGGCACTAGGATTAAGAAGTAAATATGGGGTGGCAGCACCACCCTTCACAAAAGGCCCATATGTAACTGACCAACATTACACATTCTCTCAAGGAGTAAATGGTGTAATGAATGGGGGAGATTGTTATTATGTTGATGCTAACTTGAGTTCATCTGG